ATACTGGAGCAAATAGAAGAATTTTATATTTTGATATTAATTGGGGCGACGATAGCTCTGCGCCTCCAAGTTATCCAGATCCAGGCTTTGGTATTGACGAAAACGTTGATGGTACAATAACTAGTACTGTACAAGTTTATCGTGCTTCTGGATCAAACGTTACCGTACCAACACCTAGCGCAATTACCACCGCTATCAACTAATTTTTCCGACTGGCTATTGACAAGATAACTAAAGTAGTGTAACATAGTACACTACGGAGTTATCTATGGATGAAAAATTAGAAAAAGCCTTTGGTGTAGCCAATTACATGGCTACCCTGTCTAACCAAAGACGAATAATCTTAGAAGAATTTAAACAAAAACTTGTTTATTATGAAAACGGTGGAACATTTCAAATTGACACGGTTTTAATTAATTTTACTAAAACAGTTTTAGATCTTGGTTATACACACGATGTTCCTTTTGTAGATGCAAACGGATTTCCTGTAGTTATAGCAGACGTGCAAAAATTCTTTGATGAAATTTTATTAAACTATATGACAGCATTAAACGAATATTCTGTCAAATTCGCTGATATTAAATCTAAAAGAAAGCTAGCTGATATGGTTGAGTTATGACAGTAGGTGCATTAATTTTCGCTCATAATAATACCGCTATTGATTATACTAAACTAGCAGTATTTGCTGCACAACGAATACAAAAATTTTTAAAAATTCCAGTTAGTATAGTAACCGACAATATTGAATGGCTTGAAACAAAATATCCTAATCATCCATTTGATAAAGTAATCAAAATTGTAAGTGAACCCGCATCTCATAAATTATTTTATGATGGATCTATTTCTAGTAAAAAATTAGAGTGGAAAAATGTAACTAGATATAGAGCATTTGATATTAGCCCTTATGATAGAACATTGGTAATTGACAGCGACTTTGTTATAAATTCTGACATACTTAAAATTGCTCTTGAACGCGATACTCCTTTTCAAATTTATCGACGTAGTTTTAGTCTAACCGGTTGGAAAGATACAAAACCTTACGAACGAATTAATCAATATAGTATACCGTTTTATTGGGCAACAGTTTTTGTTTTTGATAAAGATCCTGTTGTTGAAGCATTTTTTAATTTAGTAACTTATATCAAAAAAAATTGGCTTTACTATCGAATTTTATACAGTATTGATGCCGAATCTTTTAGAAACGATTTTGCCTTTAGTATTGCTATTCATATCATGAATGGAAAAATTGAAGGCGATTTTGCAGTTGAATTACCAGGTGTAATGAATTATATCGAAGATAGGGATATACTAGTTGATATGAAAGATATATCTATGAAATTTTTAATTCAGAAAAAAGATCATTTAGGGGAATATTTGCCTGCTAAAACTACAGGCATGGATGTGCATGTCATGAATAAAGACAGTCTTACTAGGGTAATTAATGAGTATAACTATGTCTAAAGGATTTTTAATCTTCGCTGAAAATTCAGACAGTTGTGATTATGTCCAACAAGCCTATGCTCTAGCTCTAAGTATTAAAGCAAGCCAAATAGATATTACTAATGTTTCATTAATGACTAATAATACAGTTACAGAAGAACAACGTCTTGTATTTGATCAAATTGTTGAGATTCCTTGGATTACGGATACTCCAGCTTCAAAATATAAAGCAGAACATAGGTGGAAATTATATTATGTAACACCTTACGATGAAACCATCGTACTTGATGCAGATATGCTGTTACTGGATGATATTAGTGATTGGTGGAATTACTGTAGTAATTACGACATTAAATTTTGTAACAGAATTAAAAATTATAAATTAGAAACAATTCAAGAAGATACAGTTCATCGTCGAGCATTTATTGATAATGGATTAACTAATCCTTATTTTGCATTACATTATTTTAAAAAATCTGACCAAGCAACTAAGTTTTATAAAACATTAGAATTTGTTTGTAATAATTGGGAATGGGCATACACACAATTTGCTCCAGTAAGTTATCAAAATTGGCTTAGTATGGATTTGGCATCAGCTATTGCAATTGAAATAATTGGAGCATACGATAGTGTAATTGATGTATGTAGTCCGTTAGAGTTTGTCCATATGAAACCTGCAATTCAAAGCTGGCCAGCCCTTCCAGATAGTTGGCAAGATACAGTGCCATTTGTTTTAAATTCTAAAGGGCATTTAGTAGTGGGTAATATAAAACAACCAAAATTATTTCATTATGTTGAAAAAAGTTTTATGTCTAAAAAAATTCTGACAAAATTAAAAGAGCTGTCTAATGAATGATTATTACGTTTATTTTGATAAAAAAACAGGTCAAATTCTTTCAGTAGGAAATGAACCAGAGCCTAAATTTGAACATGCCATCAGAACCTCATTTGAGGAAGTAGAAGGGTTTTTAACAAACAAATGGAAATTTAAAGATTATCTTGTAGGTTATAAAAGAAATCAGGACGGCATTTCAAATCTTGCTATTGTACCTGCAACTGATCAAGGATACGCTTTTAAAAATAATGTATTTGAGTGGATAACAGAAACAACCGAACGAGTAGAGTGCTTGGTGACGTGGAATGGTCCAAATAAAAGCTGGGATTTTAAAATTGATGATAGAATTAAAAACTATTACGATGTAGTAGTTGCTCCAAAACTAGTATTTTTTGTAACACTAGAAGACGATTTTGATTTTTTGATTAGAACAATTTTTATTAATCTAGCAGATTTAATATCTTCAGATGTGATTTCTTTTCCATTTGAAAGTAATATTGAAAATAAAGTAGACAAAATTTCCATCAGTTCAAAGTTAGTTTTTAAAAGTTACGGATTAAGGATTTTACATGATTAAAATAATGGAACAAGACATCATATTTTTAAGTTATGATGAACCAAACGCTGAAAAAAATTATGCAGACTTGTTGACAAAGGTGCCCTGGGCTAAACGTGTACACGGAGTTAAAGGCAGTGATGCTGCACACAAAGCCTGTGCCGCATTAAGCGATACTGAATACTTTGTTACAGTAGATGCAGACAACATAATTGATCCTAAATTTCTTGAAGTTGAGATAGATTTAGATGATTTAGGATTAACACCTGATCATGTGTTTAGTTGGTGTGGCCGAGTCCATGTTAACGGACTAATGTATGGTAACGGCGGCCTTAAATTATGGACACGCAAATTTGTTAATGAAATGCGTACACATGAAAATAGTGATCCTACTGATACTAAAGGTCTAGTTGAATTTTGTTTTGATGATCGCTATTATCAATTTAATGAAAATTACAGCGAGAGCTTTACTAACGCAACTCCTTTCCAAGCATGGCGAGCAGGCTTCCGTGAAGGTGTTAAAATGTCATTAGACCAGGGTGCAAAAGTTAGTGACCTTAAAAAGATATGGTGGCAAAATTATCATAGATTATTAATTTGGTGTAGTGTTGGTGCAGATGTAGAAAACGGAATTTATAGCATACTAGGTGCAAGGGAAGGTGCAGCCCTAACTAACTGTACAGATTGGGATTACGCTAACGTGCGAGATTTTGAATGGCTTACTAACTATTGGAAAGAACACTACGAAAACGCCACAGACGAAGAAAAAACCAATCAAATTAATTTTTATGGAAAAGAACTTAGAGACAAATGTAAGATTGAAATAGCTAATCTTGATGTTTCCGGAAGTAGATTTTTTAAAACTGTGTATCATAATAGTCCAAGGATAATACGTGGCCGCGTTTGATATAGTTTTTATTAGTTATAATGAAGCAAATGCCGAGGAAAATTTTGCTCGTTTAAAAGAACGTTTCCCTTTAGCAAAACATGTTAAGGGAGTTACAGGTATACATCAAGCACACATTGCCGCCGCCAAACGAAGTTTTACTCCTATGTTTTGGGTTGTTGACGCCGATGCTATTATACTAGATACATTTAATTTTGATTATACAGTTACCCCAGAAGAACATGATATTGTTCATGTATGGAGGAGTCGTAATCCAATTAACGGATTAGAATATGGGTACGGAGGAGTTAAATTACTTCCAAAAAAACTAACATTATCTATGGATACATCTAGCACAGATATGACAACTAGCATCAGCACTAGGTTTAAAGCCATGGAAGAAGTAAGCAATATTACAGCATTTAATACAGATGCGTATAGTACTTGGAGAAGTGCATTTAGAGAATGTTGTAAGTTAGCCGTGATTAATAATGTTGAATCTCTAGATA